TGCACCTGAAAGATCAACATTATTAGCGCTGATATCTGTAAAATTTGATTTACCTTGAACTGTAAGAGTGTTATTAAGAGTGGTTGCACCATCGACCTGAGCGATGTTCTTGAGGGTTGTAGCGCCAACAACATTTAATGCACCTGAAAGATCAACATTATTAGCACTGATATCTGTAAAATTTGATTTACCTAAAACAGTAAGAGTGTTATTAAGTGTAGCTGCACCATCGACCTGAGCTGTGTTCTTGAGGGTTGTAGCCCCGTCAACATTTAATGCACCTGAAAGATCAACATTATTAGCGCTGATATCTGTAAAATTTGATTTACCTTGAACTGAAAGTGTGTCATTAAGAGTGGTTGCACCATCGACACGAGCTGTGCTCTTGAGATGGGATGCTCCGTCAACGTTGAGAGCATTTTTAAGATTTGCAACGCCGAAGACATCTAGTGTGTCATTAAGAGTGGTAACTCCATCGACCCGAGCGGTGCTCTTAAGGTGTGAGGCTCCGTCAACATTTAATGCACCTGCAAGATCAACATTATTAGCACTAATATCGGTAAAATTAGAATCACCTTGAACTATAAGATCACTTTTAAGAGTTGTTGTACCTTCAACAGTTAATGTATCATTAAGTTGGGCTATTTCATCAACTACTAAATGTCCTGAAATATCAGCATTCCCCCATACATCTAATTCTTGTTTTTTTAAAACATTGCCTATAACAAGCAAATGACCTTTGATTTCAGTATTACCGTGAATAGTAGCAGCACCACTTACGTCTAAATTACCAACAACACCAGCATTATTTTTCATAGTAACTACATTATCTAATTGTGATGTACCAGTTACCTCAAGATTTCCTCTAGTTACATGATTACCATGAGTTGTACTGTGACTCTTAACAACATGTGTACCTTCTACATTTGAATTACCTTGTATATCTGTATTACCAACGACTGTAGAATTTCCTTTAACAGTATGGTTTACATCAATAGTTGAGGAGCCATTAACAAAGTGATTACTTTTAACTGTTTGATTTCCGCTAATAGTAGAATTTCCTAAAACTTCATTATTACCATGTATTTTTTGATTATTCATAACTTCAGAGGTACCTGTTATAACTTTTTCAGATTTGATAGTTTTAGTTACAGATAAATCTTTAGAAATTGCAAGGTTACCAACAAGACTACCAGAGGTAAAGTATGCTGGGGATCGCATTTTTTGATTTACAAGTTTACCTTTTCTAGAATGCATTTATAATTATTATATAGATTTTTTATTTAATTTTTATCTTGAATTATTTTTAATAATCCACTGTTATAAATTAAATTACCTGTTGGCTTATATGTTGATGTTTGCTTGTAATCTTTTTTTGTTTTATTTTCTAATTTAAGATTAACATCTTTTTTATTCATAAACATAAGAGTATTTAAATTATCTGAATTATTATTATTTTTACTGTTATTATCTTTTTTAGAGTTCACAATATTTCCAAAACCATCAATATTTACACCATATTCTTTTTTAATATTCATTCTTTTAGCTTTATCGTAATAATGAGCCCAAGAAATAAACAGTAAATTTGGGTGTGTATATTTAACCATAAATCCATTATCTTTTAATTTATCGATAATAAATGCCGTACATGCCGCTACATCATATCTAGGTACTCCTACTAAAAATTCAGGAACAATAAAAAATGTAAATTGTTGAGCTAATCTTTGTCTAGATGTTATTTTTATTTTTGTATGTACCCGATGTAAAATCTTGCGAAATACTTTTAATTTATTTTCTTCTATTTCATTTTTTCTAGTATACAAATCATCTATACTTATTTTTTCAGTATAGTTATCTTCATCCATTGTTAAGTTTTATAAAGAAAAAAAACATTAAAAAATAACGATTTTAATAAATATGAATATTAAACACATTGTTTTATCAGGTGGTGGTTATAACGGAATTGATATGATCGGCATATTGTATAAATTATCTAGTCTAGATATTATTGAAAGAACCGAAATTAAATCTTTATATGGAGTTAGCGCAGGATCAATTGTAAGTGCGATATGGTTATTAAATATTGAAAAGAATGTTATATATGATTTTATTATAAAAAGACCGTGGAACAAAATTTTTAATATAAATAGTGATATGTTATTTAAATTAGTAGATGAAAAAGGTTTATTAGATAATAGACTTTTTATAGAGATAATGAAACCATTATTAAAATCAAAAGATTTAAATGAAAATATAACTCTATTAGAATTTTATAAATATACAAAAAAAGATTTTTATATTTTTGGAACGAAACTTAATACACTAGAAAGTGTTAAAATGTCACATAAAACACATCCCGAAATGAAATTAATTGATGCATTAACAATATCAAGTGCACTTCCATTAATATTTAAACCAGTATTTTATGATAATGAATATTATATTGATGGAGGTGTAAGAAAACATTTTCCAATTAAAACAGCAATTAATGATGGTTGTAATAGAAATGAAATAATAGGAATTTATATTAAACGTAATAATGACGATAAAATAAATAAAGAAAGTACATTTATTCAATATTATTATAAATTACTAATAACTACAGTTAATTTAATAAATAAAGATTTTGAAGAAATACCAAATATTATATATCATATATGTGAAAAATTAGGAATACATAAAGATATTTTAACGAATAATTCAAAAAGAGAAAGCATGCTAAAAAAAGGAGAGGAATCAGCTTTAAAGTTTATAAATGAAAAATTAAATATAGATAAAAAATTAGAGAGTAGTATTGAGGAACTCGCTTAGTGATTCTTTTGTAGGATTTGCATCATATTCTACAATAGAGTTTGTTTTAACTAAATAAATACTAGGAAATCCGTCGATGCTAATATTATGTTCTTTTTCAAAAAGATTCATTTCATCTTCTTGTTTTTCTCCGTCAACTTCATGAAAATGAATTATTGTTCCATTAATTGGTTTACCGTCATATATTTTTTTTACTTTTTCAAATATAGGTTTTGATTTTTTTGAATGAGGACACCAATCAGTAAAAAAGAAATATATATCAGCATTTTTAGGTTTATCGGATTCTTCAATAAATTCTTTATTAGGTACAAAACTAGGATTAAGTTTTGGAGATATATGATTTATGTATACATAAATAGCAACACCAATAAATAAACATGAAAGTAAAACAATAGCTAAAAATTTTTTATTTGATATCAATTGCATTGCGCTTGCTTTAAAGTTATCTAGCATATAGTATATTTGAATAATAGAAGAAAAAATATTTAACGAATATACCTAAAGATATTTTTTAATTATAATTAACACAAAAATATGTTTGTACGTAATTATAAAGGAAAAATGGTTGAGTTTAATTGGCGAAATTATAGCAGTGAAAAAGAATTATATAAAGCTTTATGGAAAATTTGTTATAATATAGAAATACTAGATGAAAAAGATCAAAATAATGAACTAATAAAATTTATTAGATGATATATTTTTTTGGTAATTATATTTTCTTTAAATAATATAATGGCTAAAACTATTAAGCGCTTTCGAAAAAAGCGTAATAAAACATATAAAAAACGCGATTATCAGAGTGGCGACGGTATGTTAACTAGTGTATGGGGGCCTCCGTTATGGCATTATTTGCATGTAATGTCTTTTAATTACCCTGTAAATCCAACAAAAGATGATAAAGAACATTACAAAAATTTTATTTGTAATTTGCGCAATGTTCTTCCTTGTAAATATTGTCGGGAAAATTTAAAGAAAAATTTAAAAGCATTACCATTAACTAATGCAGATCTTAAAAATAGAGATAAGTTTTCAAGATGGATATTTAAACTACATGAATTAATTAATACAATGCTAGGTAAAAATTCTGGATTGAAATACTGTGATGTTAGAGAACGATACGAACATTTTAGATCTAGATGTACTCAAGATTCAAAGGTTGTTTCAGCGCGTAAAATTAAAGAACATTTACGCAAAACAAAAAAAATACGAGAAAAGGGATGTACGGAACCTTTATATGGAAAAAAATCACAGTGTATAGTTAAAATAGTTCCTCAAAATAAAAAAAACAACACATTTCAAATGGATAATAAATGTGTAAAAAAAAGATTATAAAATAAATAAAATAATATCAATAATATATCATTTTATTTATTTAAAAGCTGCAAATGTATTTAGCATAGGTAAAGGTAGTTCTGATTGATTTTGTGAACGATAATTTGGAACTTTTTTGCATGTGAAAGCAGGTTCAGGACATCTAGCGCATGGAGGACATGCAGGACATGGTTTAGCACGAGGACATACAGCAGAATCGGGACACTTAGGACATACTGGTGGAACAATTTCAGATTTTAATATGTATAAATCTTCATCACCATCAGGTATATCTTGTTTTTTTACACCTTTATGATCTTTTTTGTGTTTGTTATTATTTTCCATACCTTCAACTACATCTTTTCCTAAATTAAAAATTATAACAATAGATAATAATGCAATAAGAACATGAGTAAGTTTGATTTTCATTTATATATACTGTTATGAGAAAAAGATTTAAACTTGATATATAATAAGGGGTATATGCCTAAAAAAAATTGGACCGATCAGTTGGAACAGCTATTAATTACATGGGCTGAAAAAGCTTCTGGATATGCATGGTTGCATCAAAAAAGTGCAATATCATTTAAAAAACGAAATTTATGTATTTCAATACCTTCATGTATTTTTGGTTATATTTCTGGAATAACATTGTTATTATCTAATGAAGTATTCAATAATTGTACGGATCATCCTTATAAAACAACTTTAAGAGGTGTTTTAGGTGTAACAGCAATATTATCAGGAGTTCTTTCAAATTTTCAAGAAATGTTTACTTTTAAAGAAGAAGCTGAAAAACATCGTATTGCCGCTTTAAGATTTTTATCATTTTTCAGAGAAATAAGTTGCGAATTAAGCTTAGATCCTAAATTTAGATCAGCATCAATGGATTATATCACATTAAAAAGATTTGAATTTGATAAAATTTTAGAACAGAGTCCTGATATACCTGAAACTATTATTAAGGAATTTAATAATAATTTTAGAACAGTAGCCATACATAAACCAGACCCAGTAATAGGTTTACAAACTATTTTACCTTTTGGTAAAAAAATTAAAGACGAATTGGAGAGAAAATTATCAATAAAAGAGAAAATCTTATTATTGAGAACATTTAATGCTTGGAAAAAAATAACTGATTTAAAAAAATTTAGTAGAAAAAATTCAGATGAATGTTTAATAGAAGTTGCAAATTCAAGAAATTCTAATTTAGAGCTTATTAATATAGATAATAATCAAAAAATATCACAATCAAATGCAGAACATTTATTAGTTCATGGAGTTTTAAGCGAACAAAAAAAATTTACACAAAATCAAAATATTAAAATTAAACAAAATCCGCTTGAAAGTGAAGAAAATATGTCTTCTCCAAATTCAAGCGAAGAATCTAAATAATTTAATATCCTTATTTAATATATATGCCTGCTTTAACGCATGGAAGAGTTAAGAATGGGTTTAACGGGAAGCAATACACAAATATGCGACCCAATAATCCAATGCAAAAAAGACGTGTAAAATCTAATTCATCGAATCGTAAATTTGCATCGACATCAACTACAGGTAGGTCATTTGCGGCTAAGAGAGCTATTGCCCGAAGAGTAGCGAAACAAATACCAGTAAAAAATGATGATGGTACCAATAAAAGAGATGCTAATGGAAATATTATTGTAACACAATATTGTAATATCCCTCTTTTACCTAGTAACAAACCAATAGTAAGATGTGTGAGAAGAACTACAACAACATCAGCTATAACTACAACTATTTCTGGTGTATGGGTATCTGCATCTCCAGTTACTATTCCTTTAATTTTTAGTAAGCCTGTAATTGTTAATTGGAATGGTGAATTTATTGAAACAATCCAACCAGATTCAAGTTCTTTTAAACTTATTACATATAATTTTGCTACATCTGGAAATAAAAGAATTACGATTTTAACTGAGGCAGATGATACAATATCAATGGCGTATGGTGATTCAAGAACAGCTTTATCTGACGATACTAGAATTTTTGTTCAGTTATTAGAACTAGACGCAGATGTTTCTAATTTTGAATTAAAGAGTGGGTCTTTCAAAAATACAACAAATGCAACAAGATTAAATTTTGGAGAAAAACCAAAATTTGCAGAAAGTATCGAATCATTATTTGAGAATTCTACAGCAAATATAATGAATATGAATAGTTGGGATACAAGTAGCGTTAAAAATATGAAAAATATGGCTAAAAATGCTATTAATTTTAATGGTGATATTTCTAATTGGGACACAAGTAATGTAGTAGATCTCACTTCTGCATTTGAAGGTGCTGTAAGTTTTAATGCAGACGTACAAAATTGGGACACATCAAATGTTGTAACTATGGATAATTTTTCTAAAAATGCAACTAACTTTAATTCAGATATTTCACAATGGAATGTTAGTAGTTTAGATCTAACAGGTACAACAATTGCAACTGTAATGAATAATATGCTGAGTGGTACAGCAAGAGGGTCTGATTCATCAACAATTAATGATATGGTTAATAACATAATGTCTAGAAATGATAGATTTAGTGATATGATGGGTTCAATGCCTCCAACAGGCGGAAGTGACTCTCATTCAACACCTCCAACAGGTGGAAGTGACTCTCATTCAACACCTCCAACAGGCGGAAGTGGGGGTGGAGATACTACACCACCTGTAATAACAATAAATGGTGATAATCCAATGAGTTTAATGAAAGATAGTACATTCAATGATCTGGGTGCGACTGCAACTGATAATGTTGACGGAAGTGTTCCTGTTTCATCATCAGGTATTGTAGATACAAGCACAGCCGGTGTATATTCAATAACGTATACTGCAAGTGATAATGCTGGAAATGAGGCTAATGCAGTACGAGAAGTTATAGTTTTAGATATCTCAGGAGGTGGGGATTCAGCAGGATTTCAATAATTTAAATTTATTTTAAATAATAATCTTAAAAATATATGTATTTATTTTATGAAGAGGAATATTCAAAAAATGTTAAAAAAATTTTATGAAAAAGGGAAAGTAGAAGTTGGAGTTGATGAAGCAGGTCGAGGGCCTCTTTTTGGTAGAGTATATATAGGAGCTGTTATTCTTCCACAAGATGATTCTTTCAATCATAGTTTAATGCGAGATAGTAAAAAATTAAATGAAAAGAAGCGATTAGATGCATATAATTATATTATTAATAATTCAATCGATTGGACGAGTTTTTGGGTTTCAGAAAAACAAGTTGATGAAATGAATGTTTTTAAAGCAACACATTATGGAATGCATAAAGCTTTAGATAATTTAATTGTAAAACCCGAACATATTCTTGTTGATGGTGATAAATTTTATGAATATAAAAGAGATAATAAAGAAATACCAAATACATGTATTCCTGGTGGAGATGATAAATTTTCAGCAATCGCAGCTGCTTCAATTATTGCAAAAGTAGAACGTGATCAATATATTAAAAATTTATGTAAACAATATCCAGAATTAAATCATAATTATGATTTGGAAAATAATAAAGGTTATGGAACAAAAAAACATTTAAATGGGATTAAAATATATGGTATAAGTAAGTGGCATAGAAAAACTTTTGGTATTTGTAAGAAGTATTTATAAAATTGAATTATAAATATTCATCATTATTATATTTAATATTTCACCAAACATAATATAATAATGAATTCAACCATGGGAGAAAGCAAACAACATACATATGATCGTGACGGAGTTCAGTATATATTTGCATATAAGGCAGAAGAGGGATGGTCGTTTCCAAGACATCGTTTTCAAATATGTGATGATAATAGTAAGAAGGGTCAATATCTCACTAGTAATTGGTTCTCAAAAATATATTCATTAAAAGAAGATTTGGAATTTATGATTGTCGGCGTAAAAGGAAATGTAGATTATATAAATATAACATCTCTTGTTAATGGAGCATTTGCTTCATATGGAAATAATGATATCAGTAGATTTGAAAAATCAGCAGGTATTTATTTTAAAGACTATTATAATTATTCATCAAAAGACAGTGTTAATTTATATAATAATAATAAAAATAATGATGATATATTTAATTTAAAAATTTTGGGAAAGTATTCTAATTCTGCAATATTCTTAAATGTAAAACCTATGGATGATGGTTTATATGTATCTACACCATCTTTTGAGATATTTGAAAAAAAGGAAATAATTACAAAAGATATTGGATTTGAAGAATGGGGTAAAAAAATAGATAATTTAAAAAAAGATTCTTTATTTCAAAATGATTATAAAAACTAATAATAATTAATTTCCAAAGGTGTAAAATTAAATATATCATCGATAAATTGAAATAAATAAAAAACTTTTTTATTATTTATAAATTAACTATGAGTGATGACCCACAATTCTTATTAATAGATGGTAGTTATTACATGTTTTATAGATATTTTGCATTAGAACAATGGTGGAAACATTCACATCCAGATGAACCTTTAAAAAATCCAAGTGAAAATGAAGATTTTATGAAAACATTCAGGAGAGTATTTGTTAATAAAATAAGTGAAATAAAAAAAAAATTAAAATTATACAAACCTATTATTATTGTTGGTTTAGATTGTCCTAGAAAAGATATATGGCGCAATGAATATTTTAATGCATATAAGGCTCATCGTGATATTAATGGTAATTTTAAGGGAGGGGCAGTATTTAAAAAAGTTTATGAAGAAGAATTGTTTAAAAAAGCAGGAGTTCATATGGCTTTACGACATCCACAATTAGAAGCGGATGATTGTTTAGCTTTAACAGTGAGAAATATAAGAAATGTAACGCCAAATGCAGAGATTACAATTATAACAAGTGATATGGATTACTTACAATTAGCAGATAATAAGACACATTTGTTTAATCTTAAATATAGAGATTTAACAAATAGTAAAAATTGTTTTAATGATAATAAAAAAGACCTATTTTGTAAGATAGTTATGGGTGATAAAAGTGATGGAATATTACCAATATTTAAAAAGTGTGGAATTAAAACAGCAGCGAAATGTTATGAAGATCCAATATTCTTTAAAAATAAAATGGAAAAAGAACCTGAATCAAAAGAAAAATTTGAAAAGAATACATTATTAATAGATTTTCGTAAAATACCGCAGAACTTAGTAAATGAATTTAATAGTGGAAAATATACAATCAAGTACTAATTTAAACATATCCTTCAGCATAATAAGCCAATGCATAAACAATCCAAAAAGGTGCAATTGTTAATTCAAGATGAGCGAATATAGCAATCATGAAAGCTAAAATACCCTTACGTATTGCTTCTTGCATTTTAATTGTTTCTTCATCATTGCCTTTTTTTATATTTATAATGTAAAATGAGAAAATAGCAATTATAACTGTATTTATTAACCAATAAGGATTTTTAAATAATTCAATTATTTCTTTTTGACGATTTATATAACTTGTCACAAAAATAATACCTATTATAAAACTAAGTGAATTGTTAATATTCAACATTGTTATATATTATATATATAAAAAATTGATTGAGTTAAATTAAGTATTTTTTTATTATTATACAAACATAATAATAACAAATGCGCATTCTTACATTTGATGTTGAAACAACAGGGTTACCTGAAAGATATGCTTCTATTCGTCAAACATGGAAATGGCCGTATATAGTACAATTTTCATGGATGGTATATGATACCTCAAAAAATAAAGTATTAACTGTTGAAGATCATATTATTCGTTTACCTAATGGATTACGAATGAAGAAAGATAGTATTGATATTCATGGAATAACAAATGAGAAAATGAAAAAAAATGGAAAAGATATTATTAAAATTCTTGATAAATTTATGTTAGATGTAAGAAAAAGTAAAATTCTTGTGGCTCATAATTTAAAATTTGACTTAAATATGATTTCAGTGGAACAAATTAGAAATTGTTATAAAAAAACACTATCTGATTCTAGAAAACAACTGTATTGTACTATGAATAATGGGAAAAATCAGACAAATCTATATTATTATAGTAAATATTATCAAAAAATGGTTCTTAAACAGCCTAAACTATTAGAATTACATAAACACCTATTCGATGAAGAACCGAATAATCTTCATAACTCATTAGTTGATATAATGGTATGTTTTAGATGTTTTGGAATGCTTTACTGGAAAGTTGATATATTAAATAAAAATATAGAATTGCGTAAGTTATATAATAAATTATCTACCAAATAAAATACATCTTGATATTTTATGTTTTGTTATAACTCCATCAATATCAAAATTTCTAATATATTGAGCTTCTTTATAATCATTTATAGTATACACAAAAATTTTTATTTTTAGTTCATGTAATTTATTTATAATTTCATGTGTTACTATATCATAAGGCAAAGATACAACATTGATATTATTTTTTATGAAATGTAATGTTAAAGGAATTGGATTATTATTTGTTATCAATCCTTTTTTAATGTCTGGTAATTTTTCTTTAATAAAATTTAGTTGATTAATATTTCGGCTGAATATAATAAACTTAGAATAATTAATATTCCATGTTTTTATAAAAGCATAAAAATGATAAGATGTTTTTTCACTACCTATCAAATTTATATAAAGTTCTTTTTCAGAATATGGAAATAAATCTATGAAATTCTTAAATGTGAGAATAGATTTATCATGTTTTAAAATATTAGATAACGAAATATTACTAATAATATCATTTTTTATAATTGGTTTACTAAAAATAACTAGTTCACCACTTTTGCATACTTGAAGATCAAATTCAATCATATCATACTTACGTGTATAATGAAAAGCTTTTTTAAATGCTTTGTAAGAGTTTTCTTTATATTTACATGAATA